TCTAGCGAGGGTCGCAGGGAGGCCAGCGCCGAGGCCAGTTCGGCCGCGTGCGATTCCAGTAGCTGCGTCCGCGCGTTGTCGCCTATTCCGTGCCGCCATTGGGCGGCTTCTTTTCGCCACTTCACGATCAACGCCTCGACCGGGTTAGACATCGGCCTGTTCCACCGGTTGCCAACCGTCGGCTTCGGCCTGCTCACGATGGTGCTGGAACAGCCGAATCAGGTGCTCGACCGGATCAGTGCCTTCGTCGTAGGGGATGGCGTCCGGGTCCAGCCCGCAGCCCCGCACGATGCGCGAGACGATGCCGTTCCTCTCCACCTCTGGCGAGGATCGCAGGGAGGCCAGCGCCGAGGCCAGTTCGTCCGCACACTGATGCAAACAGGCTACCTGCCGCTGACATAAGTAGTTCGTGTTGTAGCCTGTCGTGTCGCGCAAATCGGCTGCGAATAGCCGCCACTTTGCTACCAGCGCCTCGACCGGGTTAGACATCGGCCCCTCCATAGAATGCGTCTCTCATTCGGACTGGCCGCGCCTTCTCCCACGCGTCAATCGCGTTGAGCGCCGCGTTGAACAACATGGCCTGAACCACGGCGCGTTGGTGCGGATTCAGCCCGCCGACGAAATACCGCGCGAACGGACGCGACATCTGAAACCGGGCCTCTGCATTCGCAACCCCGGCCTCTGGCTTCGGCTCACGGCTCATGGCGCGATCCTCCACGCTCGCTCATACGTCACTAACCGGAAACGGTCGTCAGGATTCATCTCGCGCCACTCGGACAGTTCACGCCTGCCTTCTTCCCGTGAGAAACGCACGCCGACCGTTGGTTCCCACGTGTCGGAGGTGTCGTTCCACAGTTCCACAACCCACACCTTCTTCATGGCTTCCCTTTCGCTACGGCTCATGGCGCGATCCTCCGGGGGCGGCAAGAAACGCGGCGACTTCACGCGCCAGCCACAGTTGATGGCCCGACAAATAGTTCGCCTTGCTCTTGAAGTTCAGTTCGACCGATTCTTCCCACGTCCGCGAATCGCCGTAGCCTTTCCGCGCGCCCCACCAATCACAGACCATCTCGATCACGTCGATGAAGGTCATCTCAGCGCCCTGCCGTGCCGCCCAATATGTCATGTCATCTGGCAGGCCGCGTTCCGTCTCGGCCGCTTCACCGAGTAGCTTCGGGCGTTCGGGATGGTGGCTGTTCCGCGTGAAGTGCAAGTCGATGGTGCCGCGCTCCCGCTGCATCGCCTCGGCGTACTCCGGCGAGCCGAACTTCTGCACCCGAGCGGCAGCGTTGATGCGCGCGAATCCGGCGAACTCGTCATCCAGCATCTTGGAGGCGTCGTGTTCGACCCCGCGTCGTTCAAGAGCCTGCGTGACGTGTAACAGGGCGAGCCGCACGAAATCGCGGTGTCGGCTGTAGGACCGCAGAAGCCCGAAGGCGTCAGCGGGCGTGAACTCTCGTGGTGTGTCTGCCATCTACGTCCCTCCCTCTGCGGGTGCCGTGCGCGGCACGTCCGCGACTTCGTCTTTCAGCTTGTGGAGCGCGTCATACGCCTCGTTGATGAGTTCGCGAACTTCCTTCACAATAGGATTCTTGGAGCGGCTGTTGTCAATGTGGTCGCACGCACTGACAACCGGGTCGAGGGCGAGGCTCACCACGGCCTGCTGCGCTTCCTTTGCAACCAACCCTAACGTCTTCTCGATCTCTGCAACCTGATTTGGAGATGGCGGCAGCATGAACATCCGCAGCACCGGCCAGCTATTCGTAAACGCCACTGCCTGCTCTGCCAACGTGTCGTTGATGCGCGACACGTAGAGGTTCCACGCTACGATTTGCGCTCGCGTCATTTCAGCCATCTACCCTTCCTCCGTCTGTCGCAGAGAGTCGAGCCGATCCAAGAACCTCAGCGCCGTCTCCTTGAGAATGAGCCCGCCAGCGTCCCGCACTAGTTCGCGCATCTCTGATTCCACCTTCTCGATGCCAGCCTGTAGCCGCGTCACGTCGGCTTCGGCCTGCTCGGCACGACGTTTCAGCGGCAGCATGTCGTCAATATGCGAGGCGGCATCAGAGGCCCTGAACCGCTCGCTGGCGAATAGTGCAGCCGTCAGCCGCGCGATCTCCTGTCGCTGCTCTTCGAGCTTGGCTGAGACAGACACCCCGCCTCCGTGCTTTTGCTCGATCTCCAGGGCGGGGGCGGCTATTCTGACGCTTGCCGGAGGCTTCGGCCACGCGATAAACGATCCCGTGATGGCCGACCTGCACATTTCCTCATGCCCGTCAGTGAGCACGCACGGCACTCTCTCACCGTTCGGCATCTCAGGCGACAAACAGCCACACACGTCCGGTGCGGGGGCGGCTTCTGCCTTGATCGCGTCGTCCCATGTGCGCGTTGGGTCACTGATTGGAAACGGCCCCATCTCCGGTGCGGGGGCGGGCTCTTCACCCGGCATGGTTGGCGGATTCGTTAATACATCGAACGGGTTATTAGGCAGCGCGTGACGCACAGGGATCCACCGAACCCCATCAGGCGGTGCGGGGGCGGGAGGATCCGATCCCGGTGGCAGCGGAAGCGCCATCCAGTGCGTAGGCGGAAACGCGGCACGCGGACTCGGTTTCTGAATACACATAAACGCCGCAGTGTGTTCCGATTCTGGAAAGAACACGAGCACCGCCGCGCCATCCTTCGGCATCGTTGCTATCGGCTGCCATCCTGACGGCCGCGAGGACGCCGAAGAAGAAGAGGAATCATGCGCGCGTGGACGGTCCGAGCTACCGCCTACTTGGGGAGCTACCGCGTCGGCGGACTTGCGTGATTCGGCCATCGCTAGTACCTCCGCTCCCGTTCCCACTTCAGATGCTCAGCCAGCCGCGCGTTTTCTTTCTCAAGGTCTGCGATGCGGGCCATTAGCAATGGCTCTCCGCCGTGCTTGGCTACTGCCGCGCGAACGTCATCCGCGTGGTAGTTCGCCGCCAACGGATACCGCTGCATCGCCCATGTCTCGCCAGTTAGGAGCGCCCTTACCGTGTCGTCCACCATGCTGACGATGTGCCCCTGAAGATTGCTCTCCATGTCGCTCCGCATGTGGTCCTCGACGTATTCGTAGACCGCCGTGCGAATGTCGTCCGTGACCTTCTCGGCCATCTTCCGCAACGGTTCAACCTCGACGCCGGCCATTAACTGCTCTGCGACACGACGGGCCGCGAAGTAGCCGGGGCCAAGCGTCTGATACGTATCGGCTTCAGCAATGTCCTCTGTCGTAATGGTTGCCACTAGCTGCCTCCTTTAGTTGACGCGGTAGATCCCCATGTCACTGACTCGGGAACGCCGACCACGCGCGCATGATCTTTTTCGTCGTTCACTTCTCAGTCTCCTGTCCCTGTCTCGTCCCTGACGCCAGGATCGCCAAGAGGGCCGACTTGCCTTCGTAGGCCGCGCGTAACTGGCCGATGGTGCGATCGACGTTGCCGCGCAGATCCGCATCGCCCTTGATCTCAGGCGGCGTGTGCCGGTGCCACAGCAAGCTCAAGTAACTGTCAGCGTTGACGAGCAGTTCTCTAAGGGCTTCGATCCGTCCCGTCAGCGAGAGGGTAGTGACTGATCCTTTCTTGTGACTCATGCCCGCCTCACAATCTTAATGTCGCAGACTTCGCGACCCAAAGGATGCCCGAGATGTCCCCGTCCGTATGCTCCTGCCACCGCCAGGTCACGTAGGCAACAGCGAGGGCGAGCTTGATGGCGTCCTTGTTCAGTCTGCCACCGATGGTGACGCGGTGCCCACGCGGGCGGCCCCAGACGCCGAGCATCTCGGGCGGGTCAGGAAAAGTTAATAGTTGGGTAAGTGTCATAACTTTATCTCATCGAGTGTCGTAATGACCGGCTTTCCAATTTCCAGCGCATAAGTCCGCTCTCTGATAGCTCCGGCGCTCATCTCCCATCGCGGCATCATCAAGACATGCGTGCAGCGGTCGATCACAGCGAGATCATACTCCAGCCACGTTTCCCAACTGACCTCCCACGCGGACGGAAACGCGCCGCCGAGATGTGGACTGAACGCAGGTAGGCCAGCTTTCAAGCAGTCGAGATATATCCGCAGGCCAGCAGCCACATTCTCCTCGATGGTGTATCCGTGCTTGGCTGTCATGGGGCCGGATATGTAAATGAATATGTCGCGTCTCATGCTCATGTCTAGACCATTACCATGATGATGTTCTGATAGGCGCCGTCAGTCAAGAAAAGCGGACTTTTGTCATTCTTGAGCGCGAACGTCACTATGATACCGTTCGCTGCTGTAAGTGCGTCGACAAGATGCGCGCCACGAATCTTGAGCGTAATCTCCGGTCCAGTATATGCGCACGGCACCACTTCGTCTGCGTCGCCGACGTTCGCGCTCGTTGCAGTAATTGCGACCGCTGTCTCAGATACGGTCAGCGTAATGATTTCATCGACGAGTAATGCACGCCTGACGACCTTCAGGAGTGCGTCACGGTCGACTGTCGCGACGTGCGTATGATCCGTCGGAATGACGCGCTCCCAGGCTGGAAACTTGCCGTCAATCGTGCGCGAGATTAACAGTCTACCTTCGATCTCGAAGAATAAATGCTGCGCGGTCTGCACGAACGAAAGATCCGCTGCGCCACTCTCCGCGAAGAGCGCGATCAGTAGGTCCATCGCTTTGACAGGCAAGAGCGCGGTGCAAGACTCTGCGCCGGAACGCGGTGCAGTCATCAATGCGAGACGCTTGCCGTCGAGCGCAACCATGCCCATCGTTTCAGTCATGAGCGTCAGCTGCGCACCGTTCATAAAGAACCGTTTGTCGTCAGCCGTCGCAAAACGCGTCTTCTTGAGCATGTCGAGGAACGCTGCACGCGGCAACGCAGTTACAGCTAGATCGGCATGCGTCGGCAGCACCGGAAAGTCTTCGACCGGCCACATCTGGAGTCGCAAATGGAAAATCCCAGACGTAAGATGGATCTGGTTCTTGGCGTCGAGGATAAACGTAATTGCAGCGCCTTCCAGCGACCGCGTCAGTTCCAAGAGTTTCCGTGCGGGTAGTGTCACTGCACCATCTTCAACTGTCGTCGCGACGCATGCGGTCGTGAGTGCGACTTCAAGGTCTGTCGTCGCGAGGTAGAGCCAGCCACCGTGTGCCTGCAGAAGAACGTTCGCGAGCACCGGGATCGTCGCTTTGTTGGTGACGATCTTTTCGAGGAACATAAGTTCGCGCGTTAGGTCGGCCGCTTGCACTGTGACGTTCATTTATCCTCCGCGTGAAAACTTTTCATCTGTCGTGCGACCCACTCTAGGTCATACCCATTACAGGATAACGCAGCGTCTCGCCACGTGTCGAGATTATTTGGATGCACGATCCGTGTGCGCTTCGCGTCGAAGATGATATAGCGACAGATGCCATGCGCTGCGAGTCGCTGCGCTGTAAGTGTCTGAAGCCCTTTACGCTTAAAAGGTGTATGCTTGCATTCCCACCAGGACGTGACTCCGCGCCAGGTCACGGTCAAATCTGGAATCCCAGACGTAAACCGATCCGCGTGCTTTAGCACCACTGCGCTTAACATAACCTGTTCGATTGTCTTCATCAGGTCACGTGTGAGGCTACCCTCTGTCAACACTCGTGTCAACACTCGCTCCAGTTCTTTCCGGTCTTCGTGCTCCAGGTGATCGGCACCTTTAGACCGGCTGTCTGCGTATTCAAAATCGCATGCACCTTCTCTGCACACGCCTGGTCTGGCGCGTCGCCAGTAATCGAGTCGTGAATCGTCTTCCGTAGCACGAAGCCCGTCTGCTTCCGTGCTTTATGCACCTCGACGATCTTCTGCTTCATGATATCCGCAGCTGTGCCCTGGATACAGGCATTCAAGGCTTTATACGCGAACTGCGAATTAGGAAACCGTGCACGCCGTCCGAGTAGTGTCCTGATATAGCCGCGCGTCGATGCGAGGCTCGACGCGGTGCGGAGGAGCGTCTTGCTCTCCGGGAACATCTGGTCGTATGCTGCAACGAACTTGTCAGACTCGGTGCGTGGTAAGTTCAAAATCGCAGCTACCTTGTCTTTCCCTGCGCCGAAGACAAGCGCGAAGTTCAGGCCCTTCGCGAGCTTCCGCGTAATATCTGTCTTGCGCGGTCGCACGAGTTCCATCACGAGATTGTGATAGTCAGTATGCGGGTCAGCCGCGTATGCAGCGAGAATCGACGGTGACGCTGCGAAGTGCGCTGCGATCCGATATTCGATCTGTTCCGCGTCAGATAACAGGAACAACCCGCTACCAGGCACGAAGAGTTTCCGAATGAGATATATCTCGTCATCGTGCGAGCTGTCCTTCTCGTCGTAGCCGAAGGCCTCGCGTTGTTTCTCGACTGTGAACACCTGCTGCAGGTTCTTGTCGCTCATGCTGAACCGCCCGCGCACGGTCCCATACTGGTCACCGCGTAGTTGGTGCAGCGAGAACCGCAGCAGCGCATCGTCGCCGACGACATCGTTATACGCTACAAGGAACTTCGACCTAAGCGATGCGAGCTTGCCTGCGCGACGCGCGAGCTGCACGAGTGGATGCTGCACTGTCTTCAGGTAGTCGTCAGTGAATGAGACTGCGCCGAGTTCTGTCTTGTGCGGGTTTTGGATGTTGAGAAACGCGAAGAGGCGCACCCAGTCTGTCTGTGCGTCTGGGTTCATCAAGAAACCAGTCTCCCGCGTGATTCGCGTGAGATGGTCGTTGTATTCCGCTTCAGACTCGCGCACCCAGGTCTGAAGCATTGCGCGGTCGACCGGCGCTGCGTTACGCTCCATTTCGCAGACTGGATAGATCACATCATCTTCAAGCTGTCGCACGCGCTGTAGGTCTTCCTTATCAAGTAGCGGCCAGAGCACATCGCGCAACTCGCCAGTGAGCTGCACATCGTGTTCAGCATACGGCTCCACGATAGAGGCGTGATACGACGCCATCCGCGTCTTATCGAGGTCCCGTCCTGACTTCTCCTTCTTGAGATAACTCTTCGCGAGTGCATCGAGAGAGAACGACTCCTTGCGATTGTCGTCGAGTAGCGCCGCGTAGTGCTGCACGTCTGAAACGGTGCAGCCTTGTGCTTCGAGGTCGACACCCCACGCGTGAAGCATATGCACGTCGAACCTGATGTTAGCGCCAGTCAAGTGTTTTCCGCGAAGTTCGCGCTGCGCCCAACGCCTGACAGTCTCTTCATCGAGGTTCCCGCCGACGTGCCCCCACGGTAGATAGAACGCGATGCCGTTCGGTCGACGGCAGCTGATACCAATTGGTCGGTCACCAGCGTAGGCGTGGAGGCCGTTCGTCTCGGTGTCGAGTTCCAAGGTGTCTATGCCGTCAAGCGGTGGCGGTGTCGTCGGGCGCCAGTCGGTAACAGGCGTTGCGACGCCCGAGAAGACCACGACGGACGGGTCGAGCCGCGGCGGTGCTGGCGGCGCCGGAGGCGGAGCGGCGAAGACGTCTAAAAGCGGCTCGAAAGCTGCTACGCTGCCATTTCCGCTGTCTAAATCGACGGTTCGAGGACTTATCCTGTCCGAGAACGCTGGCGCGAGACGGTCCAGCGGTAGAGGCCGCGCTGGCGGTGGCGGAGCGGCGGAACGCGGCGGTGGTGGCGGAACAGCGCGTGGCGGCGGAGTCGACCGCGGCGGAGCGGACGGCCGCGCTACAGCAGCGGTAACAGTCGTAGGAGGCACCGCGACGTCGACCTCCTGCGCAGGCTTCGGTGTGCCGCTCCACTCGAAGCTGCAAGCAGGGCACCGATAGTCCGTCTCCAGGTCGTGTGGCACGAGTGGAAACGCGGCGTCAGTCGCGATGGCGTCGAGGTCGTCTTTGTCGAAGACGCCTACCAAGAAGTCGTTCGCGGTCGGTGGAAGTTTCTTTGCCATTTACTTCACCGCGATCCATGCTGCGAAGTTCATCCATCGCCAACAGCAATCAATTTCGCGGAACCCAGCCTGCCGCAGCAGCTCGATGTTCCAGCGTGCTGTAACCGGCACAAGCACGCCCTCAAGCGAGAGGCGCTTCCGGTCGATGGCGTCTTGCGAGTAACCGTGATCGCGCTTCATATCGTAGTAGAGGGCGACCATCGCTTCATCGAGCGCGGCTGTCTCGCCGATGACCTTCTCGACCAGGATGAGCGCGCCGCCCGGCAACGTGTGCTTGAAGACGTTCGCGAGCACGCGCTGTCGGTATTCGAGTGGGATGAACTGGAGCGTGAAGACTGAAAGCGTGAGGCTCGCCTTGACGAGAGGATACGACGTGCGAAGGTCGCGCTGCTCGATGACGACGCACCGGCTCTGCTCGATGTAGCTCTTGAAACGTTCGCGCGACGCAGCGAGCATAGGCTCACTGACCTCGACACCGACGTGCCGCACGTAGGGGCCGAACTTCTCGACGAACGGATCCATAGCCTCGCCGCGCGAGCAGCCGATGTCGACAATATCGGTGCCGTGCACGACGTAGCGTGAGCCGATATCGAAGACTGCTTTGCGCATGACGTCGTATTGCGGGATCGATCTTTGGAGCATGTCCGAAAACGCTGCCGTCACGTCTCCATCGAACGTCCATTTACCAGAAGGCACAGTCGTATCTATGTCTCCACTCATACTACCTTCTTTCTGGGCCGACTTTTTCCAATCTGCCCTAAGCTAATGTTTCGACAGTGCTCTTCTGAGCGTTGTTTACCTGTATGAGAAGCACTTATCTTCTGCCGCCACTCGTCTGAGAACTTTCGGCCCCGCATTCTAGCGCTGATTTTCGCACGTGTCTCAGGTGAGTGACCTGGCTGACGGATAGTCGGATGCGCTTTCCGCCGCTCGTATTCTTCTAACGTAAGTCCTGCAGTATTCGCGGCGCGAGTCTTATGCGAAAGACTCATCTGCGCTCGCGTAGCGTCACTATGTTTCTTGCCGGTAGTCGTTCCAGCAGACTGTCCGCCCTCGGTGAGATTATACCCACACTTCGGATCGTTTGAACAAAGTTTAGCGATCCATTCGCGCTCTAGTTCGTTAAGTTCTTCGTGGCTTGAAGCGGTAGCGAGAGTTGAGACAACGAAAACCTCTTCTCCGTATTTTCTTATCGCTCTATGGAGATACGTCGGAGAATTTCGCCGTGCGGAATATCTATGACGTGCCCAGCGCCAGCGCACGTCGTCAATCGTTTGGCCGACGTAAACCTTTCCGTCCGTCTTACACGTAACGCTGTAGATAAACATTACGGTTTCAACACCTTTATCAAAGCCTGCGCAAGAGCCGCAGCCATTGGCGGTGGAACCGCGCGCCCCATGCGCTCCCATTTTTGACTGTAGCTGCCTGTGAAAATAAAATCGTCTGGGAACCCACAGATCCGTCGGAGTTCCTGGATTGAGAACTTCCTGCGCTCAGTGGGATGCGTCACGCTTGCCACGCCGCCGTTCGCACTGCCACCGAGCGCCGTGACTGTCGGACACGGCGCGTCTTCATGCGGACGAATCAGGTTGAAGAACTTCGATGAGCCCTCACCAGGCTTGAGGACGTCCCACGCCTCGCCGACAGCGTAACCATCGAGCGATGCGCCGATGTCCTCTTCGTCTTTCATTACCCTACGCGTAGTCACGTTGACCGCACGACTCGCAGCAATCGTCTCAGACGGTTCATCGAGCGACCGCGGCGCGTGCCCGTCGAATCCGTAGAAACCCTCAAGTGACGTGATCTCTTCTCCCGACGTGATGATCGACAGTTCACTGTGCGTGTGCCGATTGCCGTGCGTCAGCACAGTTGGTGCAGGCTCGTCGAGACTACGCGCGCCTTTCTTTGTGCCTATGCCGACCGTAAACTGGTTCGCCTTCGTCGTCACTGTTACGAGCGGTCGATCAAGATTGACAGCTTCGCCCCGATAATCTGAGTGACTCGATCCGCTTCCATGTTTCACTTCGATATCATTAGACGATAGCGCGTCCCGCACTGAGTAGCGATACGGCAGCGGCACAGGCCACGCGGGGTGCCCTACGTCGTGACGCACGCCGATGAAGATAATCCGCGTGCGCGCCTGCGGCACTCCGAGAAACTGCGCGTCAATGAGTCGCGCCTCGATGTGATACGGCAACGCTGCCATCTTCGCGATGTAACGCTTGAAGAACCCTTTGCCGACACCGATGACGAGTCCTGCGACGTTCTCAGCGATGAACGCGCGCGGCCGCAACTCGTCTACAAGCCGGATGTAGTGATCGAAGAGGTCGTCAGTGCGCTGCGACACGTCAGAGTTGTGGGAGAGAAGACCTTCTGCTACAAACGTCTTTGATGTCGTTCCGATAGCTATAAGATCAACGAGTCCTATATCTTCAATCGAGACAAGACGTGCGTAATTCGTAGATGTTACGGATTTACCTTCCCAAAGTTTTCTTGCTTTTGAAAGTAAGCGATCAGGTCTAATAGATCCAATCAGTCTAAGCCTTTCTGGTAGCCCACCGTTTATATGAAGTGATTGACCGTCACTATCTAACCAATCGGTCGCTCCGATATCAAACCCACGATCCGAGAGTTCTTTCTTTAGACGATCAAGCACGATACCTATATTTTGGCCAACGCTAATGCCGCCAGCTCGATCTAGGCAGCCCTCTCCATCTAAAATACCAGCGAGCCAGCCCGCAGATTTTCTCTCGTCCTCTATCCACGGTCGTCCTAATGATCTAATTTCATCTCCAATCGTCAACTCGTCAACCCGTTTCCATTGCTGGCTTCTAACACGTTTTGACTTATTAGTCCGATTTCGATCTTCTCTTCTAGTGACACCAACAAGCCATCGGTGCTCAAAGCTACATACAACTGAAACGCCGTTGTCGAACGTGAGACGGGCTGATCGAAGTTGGATGGTTGATAAAGATTCTACTTTCGCAGCCTTGAAAAAGCGACCGATTAGTTTTGCGCCATCTTCATCAAACCCTATGACTTCGTCATCAAGTCTTAGTTTATCAGCGGGAATCCACATAAGGTCTGAGCGAAGGACGCGTGTTCCCGCACCCACGCAGTATTTTCTGACCTGCCCCCATCCTTGCTGGCGTTTTCCTGCCAATGAAAAAGAACTGCACGGGGGCGATCCCTCAAACACGTCAAGATCAATGTCGCCGATCACCTCGCGTATCTGTGCACCAGTCACGGTTCTAATATCAGACGTATCGAGATGCGTCGTCTGATGATTCGCGCGGTAGGTGTCCTGCGCGGCGGGCACGAACTCGTTGGCCCAGAGCACCTTGTAGCCTGCCATCTTGAAGCCAAGGCAGCTCCCGCCGCAGCCTGAGAACGTCGACACGATGCTTAGGCCATTCCACGGCAGCGCGTTGATCTCCGTCATGAGTGGGACGCGGTATGGTGGCTTATCCATTCGCTTCCAGTCCGAGGCACGTCCACCCAGGGCGTTGTCTCCGCGCGAACAGTTCGCAGTATGGGCCTTCACGGAGCCGTTCTACAATCCGAAAGAACGCCTCTGGTTTTTCCGAGTGCACGCCAGTTGGCGCCTCGAAGATCGACCGCACAGATTTGTTTAGCGTCGCAGGTCTCCCGCTTGTCGCAATCAGGCAGGTCTCATGCTCAGCGCGGACGTGATGCCCCATGCCGAAGTGCCGTTTGCCGGTGCGCGTTAGTTTCTTCCAGACCAACTCTGCCTTTAGTTGGAAGTCCCACGCGTCGAGCACCTGCAGCGCCTCATGCTGGAGCGCGGCGACACGCCAGAGAAACAGTGTGCTGTCGAAATACATAGGCGGAAGCGGGAACCTGCATATCTCGCTAGTCGTCATTGTTCCGTAGTGCTTCACTGCGCCGCGTCCTGGACCAGGCAGCGCATCACGATATGACCACGGCGGGTCCGCGACGAGGACGCGATAACGCTGTATCAGGAGGTGACCTCAGACTCGACCTTCTGCAAGAACAGACGTCGTTCACGACGGCGCTGTCCAGACGGGCTGGCGCGTTTCTTCAACGCACGCTGACGTGCGGTGAGACGCGTTCCGGCAGATGGTTTGGGGCGGTGATTATGCTTCGACATCGCTCCTCTTTCGGGAACAAAGAAAATGACCGACCAAGCAGGTGCCCGGTCGGTCTACTGGATGAGCAGGTGTTACATCGTGGCGTCGGCCGCAGCCTGCGCCTTGAGCTTCGCGAGCGCGGCTTCCCGCGCGGCGATCTTCTCGGCGAGGGTCGGCTTCGGCTTCGCGGCGCGCGCTGCCTTCGCAGCGGCGACCTTCGCGGCCTTCTCTTCGGGGGTCAGGACCGGCTTCGCAGCCACCGCTTCCGCGAAGTCCCCTTCGACCTCGATGCTCGACGGCGCCTTCTTGTTGAGGAACGCGTTGACAGGGAACCGAAGCACGTTCGCTGCGCCGGTGTAAAACGCGGTCTTTCCGTTCTTGCTGAGCGCCTTGAAAGTCAGGGTCACGATATACCTCTTCTAAAGTGAGTAACGGTGTCGCGCACCATACGCGACTAGTTCGGAGTCTATACATCACCGTGTCGTCTGTCCAGTCCACCGTCAAAACGGCGCCAACTCGCCGGGCCCACCAACGCCGTCAGGCTCGGAGAGTTCCAGCAAGTCAGGATACTCAGTGACATAGCCACGCTGGACCTCGCATCCGACGGGGCGCACAGATACTCTTCGGAACCCGAGCCTGCGCATGATCTCCGCGATCCGAAGTGAGCTGCTCCGGTCGCGGCGTTCCAGTGGGATGCTCAGCGCTCCGTAGAGCGCATCTGTTGTAATACGACGGCGGTTGTCTCCGTCGAGTGCTGCTGCGAGCGCGAACGCGCGCAGCTGGTCTTCCCACGAGTCGACCTCGCGTCGCTGCTCTTGTTCGACGGTCGCACTTGGCCAGAGACTCTCCGGCAAACGGATACTGTCCCCGCGCAGCTCTCGCACCACAGCCTCTGCCCAGAGCTGGTCCCGGTGCGCGTGGATCCACGGCACGTCGAATGCTTGCACCGCGATTGGCCAGAACCGCCTCGCGCCTGTCGGGTCGACCAAGTAAGCATCTGAGTTCGTCGTGCCGATGATAATGAACTGTCGTGGCCGCTCGACTGGCAGTCTCGCATACGCGAGTCTGGTCGGCCCATCGACCTGTCGCGACAGCGTGGCTTTCAGCTGCTCGATTTCAGCTTTACGCTTTCCTGCGAGATCCGCAGACTCGACGAGCCACTTCCCGAGCGTCGCCTCGATGAGCACTTTCGACGACGCGTTCAGCGGCAAGTCGTCTGAGAACCACTCACCGTTCGGGCAGAGCGCCCGAAGCGCACTCGACTTGTTTAGCCCTTGCGACGACTCTAGCACGAGCATCTCGTCATACTTGCAGCCAGGGTCTTTAATGCGCTTGACGGCTGCAACAAGCACGATAGCGCTGACCGCCCGCAGATACGCTGAGTCGACCGCGCCCGCGCTCTCAATCAGCCACGTTTCGAGACGCGTCACGCCGTCCCAAGTCAGTGTCGCGAGATAGTCCTTGACTGGGTGGAACGGGTTCAGCCACGCGAGTCGCTTGACGACCTTCTCGAAGAATACCGCTGTCGGTCTGAAGCGATACTCTTCGTCAATCTTGAGCCACATCTCGTTGATCTGTCTGTCTTCCAGTGGCTCACTATCTAGCAAGAGTTTATCTGCGAAGGCGTTATACGACAGCTCGTGTCCGAGCAGTCGCACTGCGCGCTTGATGTTCTCCTGACTGTCGGCGAGGATCCCCTTCTTGTTGCGGACGAAGTCACTGTCGCGACCGAGCCACTCATTAATTCTGTCGAGGATCTTTTTCCCGTTGATGCCGAGCACCATCGCGAGCGTCGGGCCACCTTTAATTTTTGCCTTCTCGGCCGCGAGATTATTTGCCGTCGACTGGACGACGCGCCGGACATCTGCGACTTCGTCGTTGTTACAGATGGCGCTCATCGCCTCGCCCATGATGATCAAGTCTTCAGGCGGAATGCCCGCTCTCAAGAGGTAACCGCTCCAGGCGAGTCGCGCGTTGTGGCCGAACCCGTTCTGCCCGAGGTGCTTTGCGAGGAGCATCCCGATTGCGACGAGACAGACGCGCTGCTTTAACTGCGACGCCTGCGGCAGATGCGTCGGTAAACCAAGTGCGCCGATAAAGGTGAGCTGCTCCTGCGTGCCGTTCTTACTCCAGATACTTGGCGGCACCATCGTCTGCATCCCGACGTGGCCGTCTCGCGCTGTTCCGCGAATCTCGATAAACGTCGAGTCGTCGATGTCCGCATACCGATATGAGACGAGCGCCTCTGGCAGGGTATAGAACGCGTGCGAATAACGTTTACTCTTCCGACCGAAGGCGAAGTATGTCGCAGGGAGCAAGTTCCGCGTGAGCAGTTCGCCCGGCGCCCAGTCAATGTCGACATCATGGAGGAAGTGCCCCGGCGCGATCTCTCCACCGACTTTCAAACCGACGCGGTCACCAGTCGTATAGTCTGCGAGTGTATACGGACGCTTCTGCCAGTTCTTCTCGGTCGGCCCCTTCTGGTCAGCGACAGCCGGCCAGAACAACACTGGATAGTGCTGCGCGACATACGCGGCGACGATCTCGTCAGGCGTCATTAACTCAAGACGTAACTCAAGACGTTACTCAAGACGTCACTTAGCAGGTGACGGTTACGAACGGACCTCGTGGGCCACGCCCGCCACGTCAACGAGCCGCCGCAGCGCGTCGAAGATGGCCTGGTCGCGGGTGAACGGGTCTAGGTTCAGAATGTCGCGGACGGTGCGACGGAACTTACCTTCTGGTTCATTCGTGTCAGGATTAATCGGACGCGCGGCCATCGTGGTGTCAGTGCTCATGCTCTATGCTCCTTATACCTCAGACTGCTTCCGCAGGCGGCGCCACTCGCGGTGTGCGAGCTTCACCTGGGCATACTGTTCTGGATAGCGTTCGTAACGAAGAAGGAAAATAAACAGACGCTTACCGCGACGCGGGAAGAGCTTGTCCTTGACGACGTGCTTCGCCAGCTGCCCGACACTATCTGTGCGAGCGGTCTGCGTCTGGAGCCAGTCGAAGAACAACAGGCTCATAACTGACCTCGATCTGCAACCCCTATCAGGTAACGTCGTCGTCGCGAGTGGCGTGGGATCGTGACTGACCTCGATACGAAAGTTACTCGGCCCCGACAGATACGCGGAGGCGTCGCGTATCGTGAGCTTGCGGGATGTTCGGAACGGACAGGGTGTCCGGTCGAGCGCCCACCAAGTAGTTCTTACGCAGTCTAGCTCATCCGTCGGACGAACGTCCAGTGAAAAACTGTTCTCTGAAAAAATTATTTTGTCCAGAACTATTTTTTCGGTCGACGGTAGCGCGTCGGTCGGAGCCGTAACTCTGTGACTCTTGTAACCGAGACTCACGCTAAAAGTTTTGTAACTCTGTGACTCTTGTAACCGAGGCTCGCGGTTGATTTCCTCCGCGATAGAAGGGGCTATGGGCGAAAACTCAGCGTAACGTGAGCGAAGACGCGGGCGAAAACGCGGAGCGCGTAACCGAAGCGTTACAGGAGAATATTGAGAATGATTTAATGAATCAGCGAAGAACCGCCAGCCGTAACTCGTAACTCTTTGTAGCCGAGGATTTCTTGGAGCACTACGGAAAATATACTAACTACTATTCCTCTCTTAGAGATTTATAAAGAGTTAATAGAGTTACAGAGTCACAAAATAATTTCTCACCTGTCGTCATTACTCGAAACCCGTAACTCGAAACTGTAACCGCGCGGAGCGACCGCGTTACAAGAAATTTCCTGAAAGTTTTTCTGGACCGCTCGCAAGCTCTAGCGTATTAACTTCTTCCGTGGCTGCTCCGACTCTTCCGCAAGTCCTCGGCGTTCCTGATCCGTCGAATCCGTCCGCGCCTGTCGCGGATGCGCCGAAGCTCACCGCGAAGCTCCTGAGTCGCGCGATGCTCGCCACGCCGCAGTATCGCGAGAGTCTACTGCGTCGGATCTTGATGGACGAACTGCCGCCGGCTGTCGAGTGCAAGCTCTGGGACTACGCATATGGCAAGCCCGTCGAGCGCGTCGAGGTCCTGGATACGACGACACCTCTTACGAAGCTCTCAGCTCAGGCCCTTGAAGAACGCGCTGCAGCGCTCGTGACGCTCGCGCGTCAACTTCGACAGACTGCTGCGGCGTCATCCGAGACTGAGACAGAAGAGTCGGGCACTTCTATTCATTAATGTCACAGCCTACACTCGAAGACGTCGAGCGGGAGATTGAGCTTACCGCACAAGAGATTGGGCGGCGCACGCTGCTAACATTTACCTCGTTCACCTTTCCTGACTACATTATCTCCTGGCACCACCAGCTCGTCGCAACCGCCCTAGACCGCGTGCTTGCCGGCAAGTGTCGCAGGCTCATGATCTTCGAGCCCCCTCAGAACGGCAAGAGCGAGCAGGTGAGCCGTCGGTTCCCCGCCTACGCGTTCGGCAAGCGCCCTGACGTGCGCATCATCGCCTGCTCCTACAACATGTCCCTGGCGCAGGACATGAGCCGCGACGTGCAGAAGATCATGAGCACCCCGGAATACGCCACGCTGTTTCCGGGCACGCGGCTCGGGGAACCCCGTGACGTGGAGAAGCGCACACAAGGGCAGTTCGACATCGTTGGTCGCCGGGGCTCTTACGTGGCCGCCGGCATCGACGGTCCCATCACTGGCAAGACAGCAGACATCGGCATCCTCGACGACCCCATCAAGAACAGAGCTGAGGCCGAGAGCCCGGTCTACCGAGACCGTGTCTGGGAGTGGTACAAGTCGGCATTCGCCACCCGGCAGTTCGGTAGCGACGGGGCTATCATTTTGTGCTGCACGCGATGGAACGAAGACGACCTGGCGGGGCGGCTGCTGAAGCTCGCCTCGGAGAACACGGATGCCGATCAATGGGAGGTTCTCTCGCTGCCGGCCATCGCGGAAGTCGCCGACGCGTATCGTCAGGTCGGTAACGCCCTGTGGCCGTCGAAGTATCCGCTCCCTGAATTGAACCGGCGCCGCGCCGGCATGGGCGAGTATGACTGGGCGTCGCTCTACCAGCAGCGCCCGGCCCCGGAGGGCGGTGGCCTGTTCAAACGAGAATGGTTCCGGTTCATCGACGCCGTGCCCACCATCGCGCGGCGTGTACGCGGGTGGGATACGGCCTCGACGGCCGGCGGCGGTGACTGGACGTGCGGCGTGAAGGTCGCCGAGGCGCGCGGGCTGTTCTTCATTGAGCAGGTGACGCGGGGACAGTGGGGGCCTGGCGTCGTAGACGCCATCATCAAGCAGACGGCGGACATGGACGGTCGCGGGTGCGCACAGCGCGAAGAGAAGGAAGGCGGCAGCGCAGGCGTTGCTGTCATCGCCGCGCGGACGAAGACCCTCGCGGGCGTGGACTACGCTGGCGTGCAGATCAGTGGGAACAAGGAAACGCGCATCCGTCCGTTCCGCGCGCAGTGTGAGGCTGGCAACGTCTATCTCCTGCGTGGCGACTGGAACGAAGCATACATCAGCGAGCTGTGTGGGTTCCCGACGGGCAAGCACGACGATCAAGTAGACGCTACCGGCTGCGGGTTTAACGCTGTGCTGATGGAACCCGCGCCGGTGATGGCGACGCCGACGGTCGTCGGGCAGGGGCGGTCGTATTGGCAGGGGCCGCAGTGATGCCAACCTACGGGTGTGATGAAGGCTATAAAGAACCGACAATGCAGGAACGGCGTCGTGCGCGCAGACGCATGCGACATAAACGGAGGCGACGATGACTGGAACGGTGGCACGCGTGATTCTGGACAAAGGCTTCGGGTTCATCAAGTGTGGCGAAGACGACTATTTCTTTCACCGCTCGGCGGTGCAGGGAAAGTTTGAGGAGCTGACTGTGGGAGCCACGGTCGAGTTCGAGGAAGATCAAGGGCCGAAGGGCCTACGCGCGAAGGATGTGCGGGGGGCGGTGCAGTGACTAACATAGGGTTTAAGGCATTGCTCCTGATGTCCCTGCTGGTCCTTGGGCTGGTAGGGGTTTGCGTGTTGGCGGCACTATCGTTGGCCCTATGATTGCCTGTGGCCTGGACTGTATGTGGTGGAGTGTGGCATCCCACGCCGTTGTCCGCAGTCATTGGCTGCGCGCCGATACGCTGCACTGCCCGCACTGCGGCGGCGAGTGTGCTGTGGTAACGAACGAGCATGAGTTCTTCCGCATCGCACGGCGGTTCGAGCAGATTGGCTACCCCCGGCACGAGGCGATGGTCAGGTGGGTCAAGGGCCGATGCTTCAAGACGTGGCACGACGCAATGATGGCGTACGTGTCGAGGGCTGCGTAGGTGGCAAACAGCGTTCCGTACGACACGATTACCGCTATCGTCAACCTTGTGAAGTCGGCCGAGGTGCTGGCGCAGGTGCTGAATTGTTCCGTGTCGCGGGCTGTAGAAGTGCAGCTATTGGTCGTGAAGGTTATGGCAGATCAGCAGATGGACGTGAATGACGCCATGATGCAGGCGCTGAAATCGGCGTCCGAGAAGGTGCAGTGACGCTGCTGCCGTTCAACTCGGTCTGTCAGGCGTGTTGTTCGCGCGACGCGTCGTTCACGTTCTGCGTTGAGACATGCGTGCCGAACATGTCCGGCGGCTTCGAGCACGCGTCGCGCATCGGTGACGACCCACACCCACACCTGCATCGTAAGTGTGCAACGTGTGGCTACGAGTGGCTGGAGCGGTGCCTCGGCATCGCGGAGGGATCAGATGGGCAACTGGCGACTTGACATCACTGGCAAAGGCCCAGGCCTGAACGCGCGCAACCTCCGCGACGTGGACAAGCTGGCCTCGGAGTTCCTGCGCGTGCTGGTCGATGCTGGACACGTAGACGTGAAGGGCACCGTGTCGGTAGACAATGCGGGCGGGCAGCTAGGCATCGCGCCATCTGAGGCACAGCGCGCGGCGCTGGACGCGAGCAAGAAGGCTGGCGAGGTGTGATCTTCGTCGTGTTCATCAACGCGCAGATGCACCCGGTGCCCGAGCTGATCGGGCTGATCTCAAATCAGGCGTCGCCGGAGGGCGCGGTGGTGGCCACGCTGAAGGGCGAGTGGGACATCGACGTGGAGGACGTGGCGGTAGAGTGTTTGAGCGAACGTGCTGATTGCTGGTATCAGCAGGGGCCAGAGCGGATGCAATGATTGACATCAGCAGGGTCCGCTCACTGAGCGTCACACGCAAGGTGTTGGTCGGGACCTCCGGTGGTGTATGGCAGATGGAGGACTTCGAGCAGGAGGTCTATCGGTGGGACGCCGGCAAGGAGACGTTCACGCCGTTGATCGTGCCGCCTGGCTACGTGCCTGGGCTGTTCGCATGCCAGGTGAACGGGATGAATGCGTCTCCGATCGTATTTGACCGCGTGCTGAGGAAGTTGGGATTATTGACCACACGTCAGACAATCGAGGAGCAGACATGAGCGACGTGCTGCCGTTCACGAAAGCCGTGGCGGAGGTTGCTTATGTCTGACGTATTGGCGTTTGCAAAGGCGGCTATCCCTCAAGAGCGTTTCATTGAAGTTGGCAGAACTGGATTGAAACATTTTGGCGGGGTCCTTGACGATGAATTTTTACGAGAGTTGCGCGGCCCGCGCGGCGTCACCGTCTACCGTGAGATGTCGAAGAACGACGCCGTGGTGGGCGCCTCGCTGTTCGCCTATACGACCTTGGCGAAGGAGGTCAGCTTCCGCATCGACAGCGCGAAGACCGGCGACCCACAGGCCGACGAGGTGGCGGAGTTCATCCGGGGTGCGCTGTTCGACGACATGAGCCTGTCGTGGCGGGACCTGTTGAGCGAGATCTTTTCATTCCTCACCTACGGATGGTCGTGGTTCGAGGTGGTCTACAAGCGGCGCGAGGGTGTGCAGCAGGACCCGAGCCGGAACAGCCGCTACGACGACAAGAAGATTGGCTGGCGGAAGTGGGCCATCCGCGCGCAGGACACATTGTGGTCGTGGAAGTTGGACGAGTCCGGTGGCATTCAGGGCATGATGCAACGCGCGGCGCCACTCTACGAGACCGTGGAGATCCCGGTCGAGAAGTCGCTGCTGTTCCGCACCGCCTCGGAGCGTGGGTCGCCGGAGGGCGTGAGCATCCTCCGCACTGCTTATCAGTCGTTCTACTACAAGCGGCGCATTCAGATCATCAGGGGCATCGGCATTGAGCGGGACCTCGCCGGGCTGCCGGTCATCACGCCCCCGGCGGGTGTCGACATCTGGAACACGAACGACGCGCAGGCGGCCGCCAGCAAGACGAACGCCGAGCAGATCGTGCGTAACATCCGGCGCGATGAGCACGAGGGCATCGTGAAGCCGTTTGGGTGGACCATCGAGTTGCTCACGTCGGGTGGCGCGCGGCAGTTCAACATCACCGAGGTCATTGCGCAGCTGAACGCCGAGATCGCGATGTCGATGATGACGGACTTCCTCTTGGTGGGGCACGAGAAGGTGGGCGCGCGGTCGATGCGTGAGGATGCGCGGGACACGTTCAGCCACTCAGCGTCGTCGTTCCTTGACAACATCTGCGACGTGGTGAACCGGTTCGCCATCCCAAAGCTTGTGGCGCTGAACGGGTGGCCTGGGGAGCTGAGTCCGAAGCTCGCGCACGGTCCGGTAGCGGAGATCGGATTGTCTGAGCTGACGAACTTCATCAAGGAGACGACGACGGCGGGACTGCTGTTCCCCGACGAAGGGCTGGAGTCGTATCTGCGGCAGCGGGCGCAGCTGCCCCCGGCGCCGGAGCGCGTGGCATCGACACGGGCGCCGTTGGAGCAAGAATGACGGACATACAATGACACAGGAGAAACCATGGCGATTCAACTCTCAGTAGCCGCGCGGAATGCGCGCCTTGATGCGATTGAAACAGCGGCTGGGGCCACGGCGATTCTGCGGATTCGCACCGGGGCACAGCCCGCAACCTGCGCGACGGCTGATTCCGGCACGATCCTCTCGGCCATGACCTTGCCGGCGGATTACATGGCGGCGGCGTCGGGCGGTGCTAAAGCCAAAAGTGGGACGTGGGAAGACGCGGCAGCGGATGCGGCGGGGACGGCGGCACACTTCCGCATCTACGACTCGGCCGGGACGACCTGCCATCTACAGGGCAGCGTGAGTGCCACGGGCGGCGGGGGCGATCTGGAGTTGAATAACGTCGTGCTGGCCGTCGGGCAGACCGTGACAATCACCAGCTTCACATTAACGGACGGCAACGCCTAAGTAGATGGGATCAGCCGTCCTCACCACCTCAGACGCGGCGTGGGCGTGGCCCGCGAACGTCACTGAGCTGACCGCCGAAGCGCTGGGCGGCGGAGGTGCGGGCGGCAACGCGACGAATAACCCGTCGAACTGCGGCGGCGGCAAGGGCGGCAGTTACGCCAAAGTCGTCATCACGAAAGGCGTGGAGTCTACTCTCAACATCACCGTGGGTGGCCCCGCCCTCGCCTCGACGATTGTGCAGAATGGGACCACCGTATTGTCTGCACCTGGCGGGGCCACGGTCGCCGCGAACAGTGCGACAGGCGCCACCGCGCTCGTTGGCTCGCATATCGGCACCGAGCAGCGTGTCGGTGGCAACGGCGGGGATGCCACCGGCACTAATACGGTCTCTGGGGGTGGTGGCGGCGCCGCAGGACCGGGAGCGGATGGGGGTGCCGCGGCTGCGGGCACGGCAGGCACGCCGAACACGAGCAACTGGAACGATGGTAACCCGTACGGCGGCACGAGCGGCGCCGGCGTCGCCGTGCGCAATGTCGGCGTAGCAGGCACTGTACGCGGCGGCGCGGGGTCAGGCGGCAACTCGAACCAAGCCGCCGATAAGATTGGCGGTGCGGGCGCGGCTGGCGTCGTGGTCCTCACATGGACGGACGCGGTCACCGGCACCTTCGCGAAGACCCTCGCAGCCTGTATCCTGGCGGCGGTCTCCACCGTCAGTATCGCGGGCGCCGCGACCCCGACCCTCGGGAGTCTGACCTGCGCGGGATCGGGCACGGTTAGTACCCCTGGCGCGATTACCTTCGTCCAACAGGCGGTCGGTGTCATTGATTCCGGCACCAGCCTCTCGGCCACGTTCGGGAGTGGTCCCACTACAGGCAATCTGTTGGTGGCATGCGTCATCTCGCGGGCGACCATCCTGACGAATCCGAGCGGCTGGACGACGGCCGTCGAGATTTTCAACGCGACTGAATCTGACTGGGTGCGGATCGCGTATAAGGTCGCCGGGGTCAGCGAGCCCTCGACCGTCACGTTTACGCAATCGGCTGATTCCGCTGTGCTGTCTATTGCGGAATGGTCGGGGCTGACAAACGCGATCCATGACGCGACGGCCTCCACTGGGCGCACGATCGACGCGACATCCCTCTCCTCCGGCACGACCGGCACCACGACGGCGGCGGATGAACTGGCTGTGGCGATGGTGGGGATCCGATCAGCCATCAGCGTCGGCAGCTTCACGAATGGTTTTACGACGCGCGAAGAGGAAGCGCACGTCGGCAGCGTGTCCACGTCGATTCTTGTCGGCGACAAGGTGTTGTCGGCCACGGGCACACAGGAGACCACGGGATCGTGGACAACGGCGGGCGTGTCGATGGCCGCCATCGCGACCTTCCGCGCTGACACCGCCATCACCGGGGCGCTCGCGAAGACCCTCGGCGCGTGTCTGCTCGCGGCTGATGCCACCGTCAGTATTTCCGGATCCGCCACCCTAACCCTCGGGAGCCTCACGACGTCAGGGAGTGGGGTGTTACCCGTCGTTGGCACCAGTGCCCCGACCCTCGGCGCGCTGACGAGTGCGGCCTCGGGCACGGTGGCCGATCCTGTCATCACTGGGGATCTCACCGTCACGCTGGAGGCGCTGTCTGGGGTGGCCGTAGGAAGTGTCCACGTCACGGGCAGCAGCGCGCAGACCCTCGCTCCGGTCGCCGCGAGCGCGTCAGGGGATGTTCCGCTTCAGGGCGCCGCCGCGATCACGCTCGATGGGGTGACGCTCGCGGCGACCGGGGAGGCAACATCGGCGTGTACTGGATCTCTAACACAGACGCTCGATTCGGTCAGCAGTGCAGGATCGGGCACCGTGGCCGTGGCTGGCTCTGGCACTGTGACGTTGGGCGCGGTGACGACGTCCGGGGCTGGAGGGGTCCACGTCGCCGGGACCGCCAGCGTGTCCCTCGATGCCCTGACATCATCCGCCACAGGTGCCGTGGCCGTGGCGGGGGCCGCCACGCCGACGCTGGCTACGGTCACTGTGGCTGCCGCCGGGACGGCCGAGGATGTCACACCAATCACGGGCACGCTCGCGCAGACCCTGACGGCACTCACCGGGAGCGGTGAAGGGGTTGTGCCGCTTACCGGTAGTCTGGCCATAACGCTCGCGCAGCTCACGAGCGCAGGCACAGGCACCATAGGTGTATTTATTGCGACGCTTACTATAGAGGCAACGATTACCCGTGCTCTTAACATCACGTGCACGGCTACCCGAGCGTGGCCCGTCGGCGTAGAGATCCAGCGGATCTTCGACGTGGAAGTGAGCGTATAAGCCATGTTTGTGGGGGATATTGGCACGGCGATCATTCTTACCGTCAAGGATCAGGACAACGTCGCCGTTGACATCTCACCTGCCACGGTGATGACGATGAAGTTCAAGAAACCCGACGGGTCGGTCACTCCGCGTACGGCCGTGTTGAACACCAACGGCCTCGACGGAAAGATGAAATACGTGACGATCGCAGGTGACATAAACATGAGCGGCGGCTGGAGTTGCCAAGGGGTCGTCACGTTGCCCACCGGCACGTGGACTACGAGCAGCACTAACTTTAGCGTCATGAGCGTCCTATGATGAAGGCCCGCTTCGCGCTGTTGTGTCTAGTGATAGTGCTCCCCGCTGCTGCTGCCGTCCGCGTGACGGTCTCCCCTGCGAGTGTGACTCTTACGACCGGCACACTCACCGCTTTTACAGTACGGGTGACCGGCGCGGGCAACGACCGCCGCGTGACATGGTCCGTGACCTGCGGGGCCATCACCCCGACTGGCG